GATGGTGATTACGATAAAGCTCTTAGGTCCTGCACCGTCTTTTCATTGTATACAAATAAACAAGAAGACGTTGACTACAATAATTTAAAGAAGATATTAAATAAAAAAATAGATATTGCTCTTTCAGGATGTATACTAGATTTTGTTAAAAAATCTGGAATAAGGATTAAAGAAAGAGAACCCTGGGAAATATTGAAATATGAAAAAGGCCAGATGGTTACTTGGCATTGTGATGATGGGGAAGTTCACCCATCAAAAATATCATTCGTTTACTACATAAATGATGATTACGAAGGCGGAGAGATACAGTTTAAGAATAAGGTGTACACTATGCCAATAAAGCCATCTAGAGATAGCCTTATTGTTTTTCCTTCAGGCATGGACTATATACATAGAGTTACTCCAGTAACAGAGGGAACAAAATATTCAGTAATATCTTTTGGGAAATAGATAAAATAAGGTAGACAAAATTTTAACTAAATGCTAGAATATTATAATGTTACGGAGATATTGTGAATAAGTCAGATATGCAAGGAAGCACATATATGGTGCTTGTTGATGGTGAGTACGCTGGGTGGTTTAACATTGCTGGCCCTGGAACCGATCTATTAAGAGCTGGTCTTTCAAGCACACCAATTTTAGTCGATATGGAAGACATTGAAATTGATATTCCAGATTTACCAAAAGCTGGTGCTAATTATTTTTGGAACGGTGAGTCTTTTGAATTGAGAGAAATAAATGGCTAGCAAGTGGGAGCAGGTTAAAAAGCTTGTGAACTCTAATGAAGTCAAGCCATGGGACTTTTTGAACCCAAATACTGAATATGCATCTGAAGAAGATTCGTCTTATAGATATTCATTGTGCCAAGCCTGTCCTAAATTTAATAATGGTGTAAAGACTTGCCAAGAGTGCGGATGCTTTATGCCAGCAAAAACAAAGCTACAGGGCGCAACCTGCCCTATAGGTAAATGGTAATGGTATAATATAAATAGGAGGTAATCATGTCAGAATACACACTATCAAATGAAGAAAAAAGCTCGATCCTTGAGTCACACCTAAGAACACTTGGATACTCTAAGTATAACCTTGAGGTAAATCTAATGGAAGAAGAGTCAGCCACTACTCCAGCTGCAGATGCAATTGCAGCGGTAAACGCACAGATAGCTTCAGTAAACAAAAAAATAGCAGCACTTGTCGAAGAGCTAGCTTCCTTATCAGAATAAATTAGGTAAAAATGTCTTCAAAAGAAGAATTAATTATTACGGCCATGCAGCAAAGAATTGCTGAGCTGGTTGCTGATTACGAATTAAAGATTTCAATACTTAGAGCAGACCTAACAATAATGTCAGATGCCCAAAGAGAAAAAGAAAAAGCATTAGAAGAATACTCTAAGGGTATAGAAAATAAAATCTCGGAGGAATAATGACTGTAACGTTTCAAGATGGAGAGCCAGTAGACCCAAAAAAATTACAGGACCTACAAACTCAAATAGATAACATTAAGCTTAAGTCCGATGAGTCTTATAACCTAAGTACAAGCACTGCAAACAGCGTCACCAGCCTAGCCGTAATGCATTTAAAAGCTGGTGTTGTTACTTTTGAAAATGGATTAACAGGTGGCAAGGTAAACACCATAGAGATAGAGTTGGGCTGGGGAGCAGATTATGAAGTTGCATACGTTGTAGCAACTCCAAGACTTCAAGATCCTAAGACTAATAACATAAGATGGTCACTTTCTGGAAACTCAGCAAACACAAAGCTAAATGTTTTTGCTGAAAAAACTATATCTGGTGCAATTAATTTTCACTGGATGAGTGCAGGTAAAAAGATTATAACAGCACCGTAAAGTACCTATTGACACATTGATTTAATATGTTACAATTACTATAACATTAAGCCACGATATCGTGGCTTTTATATATATTAAGGGTTTTAATGAGCAACGATTTAAAGTGGATGATATCATCCGATCAACAATTTCCGTATCAAGATGATAAAATGATTGCGCTTTGGTTTAAAGTTATGAAATGGTTTAAGCCAGATGTTGTTGATTACCTTGGAGACACTGATGACCAAGCTTGTTACAGCAAGTATACAGAGGGTCGTTCGGCAGAATTTTTAAATCTTCATAAGACTGATAGCCGAGACCTTATTGTCCCAATGATGCGTCATGAAGCAAAAGGGGCTAGAGATTTTTACACAAAGACAAGAGAGATGCTTCCAGAAGCTCAGCTTTTTTCAGCACTAGGAAACCACGATGTTAGAATTTTTAATTATGTTGATGCAAAGCTTCCAGACTACATTAATGAGGTTACTCCAGAAGCACTGTGGGGGCTAGACTCTTTAGGATATGAATACATTCATTATAACGAATTACCAAAGCGACGCTTCGGGGATATCCACGTTCACCATGGACTTTCAATTGCAGCAACTGGATCTGTTCGTAAAGATATGGAAGACCTTCAGGTATCTTTAATTAGAGGTCACTCTCATAGAATTGCCTCTCACCTTGTAACATACGAACTAAGAAATGGTGGAGAGGGAGAAACTCTTCGTGGCTATGAGCTTGGTCACATGTGTGATGAAAAGGGGCCAGGAATGAAATATATGCAGCATCACGATTGGCAAAAAGGTTTTGCTATTGCACATATTGTAAACGACTATCCGCATATTCAGATGATCCATGTGGCACCAGATTACTCATGTGTTGTTGATGGGAAGCTATTTACGCTATGATGAAATGCAACAAGTGTCAGGGGAGAGTTTTTGTTGATAGAGTATTTTCACAAAAACTACACGTAGAGCTTTTCTGCATGATGTGCGGTAAAAGATGGATGATTAATAAGGATACGAGTGCACTAGGTAAATGGATAGAAAAAAGAGAAAACAGTCAGCTAAAAGCATTCGGTATTTCTTCTTAAATAACAAAATACATAAAGTATTAAGTCATTCAAGATCTAAAGACCAAATGGTTGCCTGGTGCTACCCAGATAAAAAAAGATTTATGTATTCTTATTCACAAGTTTTAAAAACTATGGAGAATGCATATTCGACTAAACAGGTAGCTCAAATGCTTGGTAAGCACAAGGTTACCATAGAAGATTATATTTTGGACGGGAAGATAAGATATCCACAAAAGGTATACCCTATAGGTAATCCAGAAAGCACCTGGTATAAGTTTATGTATAGCGAATCGGACATTATGGACATACATGAGTTTATATTAGAATCAGGATACTCTAACAATATGCCTTCAAGAAATGAAATGAAAGCTCTTCTCAAACACAACACTATATTGTATACTAAGACCACTGAAGGAAAATTTGTACCAGTATGGAAAGCAGAATAATGTCAGGAAGAGTAGTAGTATGCGATATATGCAAGAAAGAAATAGAATTACGTTGGGGCATTTTTGCTCATGACAGTTTAAGTAGACATAGAAAGGCTGAGCACTAATGGAAAAAGGAACTCAAGTTAGAGTAGACCTATCTTTCACACGCAACCTTGGAAACTTTGAAAGCATCAAGATTGGAATCGGTGTAGATGATTTTGTGCGAGATGGAGAAACAGTAGATGCCGCAGCAGACAGGGTCTACAAGTTTGTTGAAGATAAGCTAATTCAGAAGACACAGGAAGTGGAAGAGGAATTGCGTGGCAGTAAATAAAGAACCCTATATCCTACTATCTTTATATTCAAATTTATATGAAGGTTTGTATAATACAAAGCCAACAATTAATAGATATAAAGAGAAGTGGGCTATGCAAGATGTTATAGATAGCATAGGGTTTGAGCGTTCCAAAGATGTTCTTTATTACTATTTTAAAACTGGGAAAAATAGGCATCCGCTCAATTTTTTCTACAATAATTTTGAAAGAATAGAGGACATGATGAAGCAAATTGAAGAGGATAAGATTAACAGAGCACGTCTTTCACAGGAAACTAAAAGAATGGTTGAGGATAAATAGTGAATACAGAAGCAGAACTACTTTCAGCAGTTTGCAAGAATAAAGATATCAGTACTATTTTAGCCGATAACTCAGATGACCTTTTTGTTTCTCACAAGGATATTTGGGAAGGCCTTAAATCATATTATTATAAGTTTAGAGCTGTTCCAGAAGCTTCTATTTTACGTGATAAGTTTAAAGACTTTGAACCAGTTGAAACAAAGGGCGAGACTGGTTACTACTTGGATAAGCTAAAAAATGAATTTGTTGGCAATAAGCTTAAAACAATTCTAATGCAGGCTGGATCATCTTTAAAAGAAGATGCACCCTCAAGAGTTCTTGGAACAATGCAGTCCCAACTTGCAACACTAAGTCGTTACACAAACAATGTTAAAGATTTAGATATTACAGATTTAGACTCAGCCGAAAGACACTATGAGTCAGTAAGAACTAGATCTCTAGCAATGGGAGGAAGCCCAGGAATCTTAACTGGCTTCGAGGCCATTGATAAAGCATACCCAACTGGCATGGCGCCAGGCCACCTAATCGTTGCTATTGGATGGCCAGGACGTGGTAAGACTTGGTTTACTTCTTATCTAGCATGTAAAGCTTGGGAGCAAGGCTTCAAGCCCATGATTGTTTCTCTTGAGATGGCTCCAGAAAATATGAGAGATAGAATTTACACTATGCTTGGTTCTGGTTTGTTTAGAGCAAGCGACTTGTCAAAAGGTGACATCAATATTGATGATTTTAAAACATGGGGAAAGAAAAAAACAGAGGGAAAGAATAGCTTTATCCTAGTTTCAAATGAGGGTGCAGGAGAAGTTACCCCTGCAACTATTCAAGGAAAGATTGACCAGCATAAACCAGACCTTGTTATTCTAGATTACCATCAGCTATTTAATGATAACAAGCGAAGCAACTCTGAAGTGGAAAGAAATAGAAATATCTCAAGAGACTTTAAGCTGTTAGCGGTAACTAATGGAATTCCTATTATTGATATTACTGCAGCAACAGCAGATGATATTTCAGATCAGAAGGAACCTCCAATGATGAGCCAGGTAGCTTGGTCAAAGGCTATTGAGTACGATGCTGATATGGCTATTGCAATTCACAAGCATGCCAACACAGATCTTATTGAAGTTGTCTCTAGAAAAAATAGACACGGCCATGATTTCAGATTCTTCCTTGACTGGGATATAAATAGAGGAGTGATTACTCCAATCTATGAAGACCTTCCAGAGCTTAGCAAGTGACTCATCAAAATATTAAAAGGTTTCAAATAAGAGTTGAGTTTTTAGATGATTCAGACATGATCAGAGTAAAAAAACAATATGACGACCTGCTTGTTAAACAAATGAAAGATGCTGGGTACATTAGGGTACTTGACATAGACCCAGCATTTTCGGTAGAATTTGATGGACAAACATGGAAGTTCTTGATGACTATCCATGGAGTATATGTAGGAAAGAAGAAAGCATGGCAATTAGAGGGTATGACACAAGGAAAGTTGATACAGCGGAATATTCCCATGCCCACATAAAGTCAATAGTTCAAAGTTTAGGTATAGATATGGTTGGAGAAACCTCCAACGACTTTTTAGCATACTGTCCATTTCATTCAAATAGGCATACATCAAGCTTTAGCATAAGCAAAACAAAGGGTGCATACATTTGTTTTAATCCATCCTGTGGTGAAGCTGGCACACTCAGCGACCTTGTTAAAAAGATTTTAAACAAAAATGAATTTCAATCTTTAAGATATATTGAATCAAAGCAGTCTGAGTCTTTAGAAAATTTTGATGAGTCTTTGAAGGAAATGCTAGAGGATAAACCAGAATTTGTTGAATTCCCAGAAGAAACATTAGTTAATCTACACAACGGTTTAATGAATAGTGATAAGGGTAAAGACTATTTAAAATCTCGTGGAATTAACTTAGATTCAATTAATCATTTTTCATTAGGCTATTCAGATAACATGGACATGATAACTGTACCAGTTCATAGTCCAGATGGAATTCCAGTTGGGGTTGTTGGAAGATCTATTTCGGATAAAAGATTTAAGAATAGTAAAGACCTTCCAAGAAGCAAGACAATGTTTAATATACACCGTGCTAAAAAAATTGGAGACAGGGTTATTGTTGTAGAGTCCAGTTTTGACGCAATTCGTGTTCATCAAGCTGGATTCCCAAATGTTGTTGCTACTCTTGGGGGACACATATCAGGGCAAAACCTTAGTCTATTAAATAGATACTTTAATACAGTTATAATTATGACGGATGCTGATAAGGCAGGAAGAGATTTAGGCTCAACGATTGCCTATAAACTAAATAATAAAAACATCTTGTGGGCATCGCATTCTTATGGTAGAATATATCCAGAGGGTGTAAAAGATGCAGGTGATATGTCTGATGAAGATATTAAAGCTTGTATAACAAATGCCATATCTAATTTCGAATACAGAACTTAAAAAATACGTGGTTACAAACGGATATATACCGTTACATACATAAGGAGAAAAAATGGGAATAGTAAAAGGTTTGTCAGG